GGATGATAACCTTCCACACTTATAAATGAATAAGTGGGAATCTGGTAAAGTACCAGCACTTCGAATCTTAGATATCTAGGATTAGAATTACTCTACATCTCATGTAAATCCAGAAGATGGATTTACCCATTTCGTACCTTTCTCAAATTGAGTTGGGTGCGATAATGGTGTGATGAAGGGTTGGGCACTTTCTCCAGAGAACTCTTGCTCTGCCATATACTTTCAGAACTTCTTCTCAGAAGTCCCTAGTCTCTCTTTAAAGAAATTAGGTTCCTCTCGGAATAAGTCTGAAAGTATCATAGCAGCAGGAGACTCTTTCTTGAACTCCGGAGTGATGATATCGATACCTGTATAAACAGACATCATATCAGCACTAAAGAGTCCAAACGGATTGAGGATAGGTTTCGCACATACTAGTCTATCATAGCCATTTTGATAATGTCTATGAATAAACGAATATGAAGGAAAATATCTTCAATTCAAAGTAGAATCAGAATGAGACTGGCTAAAACCAGGGACAGGTCATTCACCTCATTGATACTCCACTTTTCCAAGCAGAGTATTAACTAAGTGAATTGATCTTTCTCATTCTTTGGAATGCATTTGATGAAATGCATACCTGATTCTACCAAGGGCGTTTCCTAATCATTGAGGATTAAACGAATTGATTATCTGTTTATCAGACGTCAATCTTGTACCCAATGAAATGAAACCAAAAGGCCCCTGTAAAGTCCGCAGAATAGCTTGTCGCCTCGATTCTCTATTCCCCATAAAGGAAATAGGAGCCGAAGCAATAAGCTGTTCGACAGTTTCTACAGGAGCTGTTCAACCCTTACCCATTAGATCAACGAATAGACTAGGAACCATAGTTCAAGTTTTCATAGCTTGAACTATATTTCTAGGACCTATTGGACTATATTCACCTTGATGAGATACTAATCTCTTAGCAAATTCACAGACTCCTTTCGAGGAGACTAGGGATTTACTAGGATTAATATCCAAACCAAGAATGAACATGATATTGGAATATGACTCAGCAACTAAGCTGTTTCCTATCACAATATCATCACCCAATAAGGCGTAATCAGTAAACCACTGTTGGAAACCAACTCTACGGGCCGCCACTTGTACAATAACATGATGAGTTAAACCCAACATGTTAAAGGACGAGAGACAACCCATAGGTTGACCAACAGCGTATCTAAGAGTAGTATCTATATTAAACTTTTTAGATTTAATATAGAAACTACGCTCAGAAACCAATGTCCTTCAAGCTTTACTCAAATCCTTTCCATAAAGGAAGGATAAGATATGAGTCTGAAGAACAATTGGTAACCGATCAGTCGCAGCGCTAAGATCAAAAGAGTAAAGATTGTTTAGTTTCTTTTCCATCAGGTTGTATAGAGGTTTACTTTGATCAAAGGTACCATCTTGTTGAATATTCTTCAAGATATGTGCCAATGATCTATGTAAACCAGTCAGGGCAGATTGTGTTCAACTATCTAAAATAGCGAAAACACGAACTTTCCCGGCTGCCTCCTCTTTAAGACTTAACTTAGAAAGAATAGGATCCTTATCAGGGACCATATTCTTAACTAAAGATATTTCTGAAAGAAGAGACTCATATACATTAAAACCTTTTGAAAAGGACGAAAGAGTCCTAATAGCCTCTAGCAACTCGGGTTCATCTTTAAGTGCAAACGCATCTAAAGATAAACCAAGAGCTGCTGGGTTCTTATTTGGACCTGCTGCCATAGAGATATGCAATGTGTTTTCAAAAGGCCGTATTAAAGGTTTTAAATCCCTTAATACCGCCATAACCTCAAACTTAGGTAGATCCGGTGCCATCCCTTTGAAAGGGGATGTTATCGTTTCTAACTTAGGCTTGGGTTCACATTGCAATACTCTAAACAGTGATACAATCGTTAGGATTGCCCTAATCTCCTTTGTCTCCCGAGCTCGAATAGAGTCTCGAAGAGAAGAAGGGAGTATTTTAGGCAATCCATGAGAAAGCCCCATTCTTATCCCATCTGTAACTGTTAGCTTCTCACCAGAAATAAATTTCTGGATGATTCGTAGTGATTCTTTCAAATACATTACTGTATGAGGAAGACCACTATGTTTCACAAGAGAAACTATCCTTTCACCTAAAAGATGATAAGGACCAGGAACAGAGATATCTAAGATTCAAACCACAAATCTAATGTACCTTGGTATATAACCTATACTAAGATATACAGTAGACTTGTTAAATAGTCTTTTAGGATTATTTAACATTGTTGTTTGCATATTAGATACGATAAGAGTGTGCTTAATCAATAAAAGCTACTTTAACTTAGTAACCCCTTCATATTATTTCGAATCTCAAAGGATTCAATGACCACCAAAATAGGTCACAATAATATAGACAGGTTAGTAAGCGAGACACTACTATAAAAGCAGTAATGTCTTCTTACCATGCGGTATGAGGTAATGAGCCTCCCTCTAAGATACAAGGTTAATGATCACTCCTTGTAGGTTCATTAAGTCTACTTTGTTATCCCAATCTAATAGATTGGCAACGTGGAGTTTGGGAGATCAGCGTCCCGTAGGACGGCAGTTC